CCTTTTCCTAGTTGCCAGAATGAAAGTGAGGCAATGTTATCCTCCACATCATATACGATTCCAATTCCTTGTTGTGCTTTGGTATGTATTTCTTCTTCACATTCGAGGAGAACAAACTGTCCATCCCATGCACTCTCATATACAGATGCAAAGTCATCCACATCCCATTCCTGCTTTATGTCGTCTTTATCGATCGAATCTTTGCAGTCTGATACAGCATCCTCTTTGCTCGTACCAGTACCAAAAATCATATATCCTTTTTGTATTACACAATAATGTGCCATTGGTTACTCCTATAGTAGTTTGTTGAGTAGAGCGTATTCAACGGGACGCTCTGTGATACCCGTGTGTAGATGGCGATGGCCATGTAGATAACTACCTGCCAACTGGACAGCTGAATCGTAGTTCTCGCGCGCTCGTTTTGCTCTCTCTCTGTAGGTCAACTTGTGAGAGAACTCCTCCAAAGCACATTGTGCATCTGAGTGCGCTTGGCTTGTGCGTTGTAGCCGTTCTTCATGTGCATCGAGCTCGCGCTTGTGCACTTCATTGGCATATTTTTGGAGTGTGTCTATGTGGTAGCAGTACGCACGTCCACTACGATGTGCGCCATAGTATGCACCATCACATGTGCACACTTGTGATGGTGTCCCGTCCTTGCGCAATCCAAACGTCACGCTCGTTGTGTAGTCCGCACCACTCCATGTGCAAGACCATCTTGGAACCACTCCCCTAGGCGTCATAGCCCAGAGGAGTGTAGGGTTTATCATCTCTCTTTTCATTGTCTCTCCCTATGTGTACGTCTCACCTCTCTTTCGAGGTATTCATAATGCTCGTGCCAATCTCCATTCTCAAGACAATCCTCTATAAGAGACTGCTCAGATGGCCATGTCTCACCATCTGTTGAGCGATATGTACCATTGCCAATATCCCATGCATGAGGTTCGTACATCCATGCATGGCATCCTCTATCAGTAGGTACTCTACCAATGAGATGTCTCTCATCCATTGCTCTCTCGTTAGCAGCTCGATGGATGAACCAAATCTCATCCCCGTCGTACCATATCTCTACCCATTCGTAGTAATCCGAATCAACCAATTGCTCTTTCAATAGTGCATGGAAGTCTATCTCTTTAATAACATTATCTATCATCTCTCTCTCCTATTGTAGATGCTTTGGGATAGTGACGTAGGTTCCATGGTATCCATGGATGACTAGTAGGCGGTCGTCATTTCCTCCGAACCATCCATTGGGGGCGGTCTTCTTTGACCACATGAGTATCTTCTTTGATTCTTTCGATACGTTGTGGAGGCTATAAACCTCCCTCTTGGGGTAGCTCACCCCCCTTCTTTCACACTCTACCTCTGGGATAGAGAGTTCGAGGACAAGACTTGTCTTGTCCGTTGGTATCTCCATCGATGAATAATGCACGTCGTAACGATATGATAAAGTATCCCCGCCATTGTGGGGCGCATGGTGAGACTCATAGGAATCTATATACCCGTACCCATGCGCGCGAAGTTCACCATGTTGGGAGAGCCATTCAAGGATGCTCTCATTTGTAAAAAGTTTCGGTCTATCCATTGTTGTCTCCCTTTTCATTGTCTCTCTTTTCCTCGTTGTCTCTCCATGTCATCTCTTGGATGACAGCTGCTATCTCAAGCATGAGAAGACTTTTGTCTTCCCAGAGATTGTATACCTCTGGGTTGACAAGCCATAGCTCGTCTTCAACAGCTTGGTAGAGATTGATGGGATCTCTATCTTTTGTAATGGGTTCATCCTGTACCCAATCCATGTCTTCTACGGCCATCCATAGAACAGTTCTTCTATCTATCATTAGTTTTTTTCCTCCTCTTTTCCCATTCATGTGGGGTTATATAAGGTGGGGTTGTGTGTTGTGGTTGTGGTTTGTGGTGGTTTTGTGTGGGTTCCCTATCTCTTGTGAGAAGATAGAGAAGATCGTAATAGTCCATAGTTATCCTGTGTTGTGGGTTGTGGGTAAAGTAGAATCAAAATCAAAATCAAAATCAAAATCAAAATGTAAAAGAGGATGGGACAGCTGTCCCATCCGTAGACAGCTAGCTGTCTGGTAAGGAAGAGAGAAAGTTATCGATGACGTCTTTTATACATTCCTCGCCTATGATATAAGCGAACATGTTCACAACTTTTTCAGGACATGAAATATCAGTGTGGTATTCTCCGAAGTTTTCATATTCATATGTGCGAACAATATCAATACATTCAAAAGCAAGTCCGCCCATAAATTGCTTCGCGTTATATGTTCCGATAATGTAGTAGTCTCTATTGAATATCTCATCATTTATATCGTAATAGTCTACATTTTCAAATTTCTCTGGAGAGTAACGATGTATCTCGATAACTCTATCATGTGCATAGTCTACTACTGCCTGTTCTAGGTCTGTCATATTTTCCATTAGTATTTTTCCTTTGTGGTTTGTGGTTTGTGGTTTGTTGTGGAATTGCTGAGTTATTTTATGTCAACAGCATAATTACTATCGCACATTCTATTTATATTGTCAACATAAATGTGTATCTTTTTTTATTTATTTTCAATTTCCTTTGCTGTTCTATATACGTGCCCAATTTTTTTTTATCGGAACACTTTCATATATATAGTGTTCCGTTACTATCCATTATTGGAACAGGTACGGAACACCAAAAGAACAGTAAAACGTGATTCTAGCTATCTCTATGTGCGAGTGTTCCGACTGTTCCGAAATTCCATCACAATTATAAAACCCTAGCAAAACCCTCCCGTTCATCGAGATTTTGTAGTAACGGGAGGGATTTACAAGAGTTTGTTTTTTGTGCGGATTTTTGGAACACTTAGAACAGCTGTGTAATTCTCACCCAAAATGTAAACACCATTTACTTTTCCTTGCTCTCTCTTCAAGGCTCGTTTATGTCCTCAGAATAAACGAACGGAGCGATCTCTTTCTTCTCTTGCCAGGTAACCAAACAGTGTTCGGGCTAGTCTGCGACGGCTAGTCCTTTGAGGTGAACAGTGTTCGCATCGGCATCAGTGAACAGTGTTTGCCTGACAAATTATGTCCAGTGAACAGCGTTCGGAGCGCCAAACAGTGTTCAGTAAACAGCGTTCAGTAAACAGCGTTCACCCCAATAAACACTGTTCGGACATTGGGGTGAACAGTGTTTGGCGCACGGCTCGTAGGGGTACCCCCCCCAAATCCGAACAGTGTTTATTGGGTGTACCCCCAAAAATATCTGGATGACTTTTTACAGTTTTTGCTTTATAGATATATTGAGAGAGGAGATTTGGTGATAAGAAAGACATCATACCCTATAGAGAGAGAGGACTGGGGGGATTATATATCCCAAGGTTGTATAATGTATTGTCCACCTGCGCAATACTCTCCAGATGTAGAGAGTCAGATGATCAAATATAGTTACTTTGCCGGTGTAAGTACACGCTTTTTATGTTCACCTCAGTACACATATCTTACTTCCAAGATAAAAGATGGATTAAATTTGAGGGGATATGCGCTTGATAATGGTGCGTATTTATGTCACATAAAAAATAAACCATTTGATTATGTATATTTTGATAAGTATCTTTCTATGTTGTCGAGTTTTGCTGATTGGGTTGTATTGCCTGATATTGTTGAGAATCGAGTGGAGACGATAGTTCTTGGTCACAAGTATTTAGATATATTGAGAGAGAGGTATGGTGGTATAAAAACTCTTTTTGTTTGGCAAGATGGTATGACTAAGAATGATTTGTTGCCTTTTTTGCGTCAAGGTGTGGGTGTGTTTGTTGGTGGTAGCACAGAGGGTAAGGAGAGTTCTATGTCTTGGATTGCTTCTTTGTGTAGGTCTTTTGGTGTGTGGTGTCACGTAGGTCGTGTGAACACGCTACGTAGGCTTGAGATGGTATTATCGAGTGGTGCCCACAGTTTTGATGGGTCGGGTATTGTGAGATTTCTTCCGACATTGAGATTGTTGTCATCTCGTTTATTGCAGGAGAGGGATCAGCAGTCTCTTTTTCCGAAGTGTAAACCGATTACATATTCATTTTTGAATAGTTGGCTCAAGCGCGTGAGGAGTTTATGATTCTATTATTTTCTGGAGGGTATGACTCTACCCTCCTAGCTCTTAGGTACTTATCAAAGATAAAGGTTTTATTGCATATTCAATACATTCATCCTTCTAGGGATTATGAATTGATGGCAGTAGGTAGGTTGTATGAAGAGTTGAAACAAAAGAATCCATCGATTTGTCTTAAGATTTTAGAGATTCCGTTATATGCGCAGGAGTTATCAGCAGGTGTAGGTGTATCAGGTTCGAGGTATGTACCAAACCGCAACGCCATTTTTCTATCTCTTGCAGCGAATGTTGCGCGTGTGCACCAGTGCGATACTATTATTTATGGTGCAACATCTTGTGACCAAGAGGATTACTTTGATTGTACACCTGCATTTATGGAAACTTTATCCTTTGCGTTAAGGATAGAGATTTGTGCTCCATTATTGGATACATCTCTTCGTCCCTTTGAAGTAAGTTCTACAGATGTGCATAGGTTGTTGAGTCTAAGTTGGTCTTGTTATCAGCCTGATAATGGTATGCCTTGTGAAAAATGTAATTCCTGTAAGCAGAGGTAAAGATGGAAAAAAAAGAAAATGAGATAATATCTGACGATATCCAGACTTTTATAGTCAAAATGGAACCAGTGGCTAAGGGCAGGCCGCGTTTTGTAAAGAAGACAGGTCGTGTGTATACTCCGAAGAAGACAGAAGAAGCGACAAAGAAATTATCGGAATATATATATTTGCGCAAGCGTGGTAAGATTCCGAAAGAGATAGAGAGTCCGGAGTATCCAGGGAAAAAGATCGTCTATGGAGTTGCAGTATATTGTAAGTTTTTGTGTCATCGTCCTAAGCGTTTGGGAAAGGGAGATCGTGTATTAAAGACAACGAAGCCAGATATAGACAACTATGTGAAGTTGGTATTAGATGCATGTAATGATGCAGAGGTATGGGAAGATGATAGTATGGTAGTAGAGGTTCTTGGTCAGAAGTGGTATTGCGCTGATCATGAGGAGCCTCAAGTTCAGATACAGATCAATAGGATAAAGATATGCGTTTAACGAATAAGCATCGGAAGGCAGCTCGTTTGGTAGCACAGGGAGCAATGTCGATGAAAGATATATGTGCAGAGTGTGGTATATCGAAGCAGTCTTTGGTAGTGTGGAAAAGGAAGCCAGAGTTTCAGAAGTTGATAAATTCGTATTATGAGCCATTGTTGGATAATGATGCACGTGAGCGCACGTTATTGGAGACAGCGTATACGACCTTGGACAATATCATGAAGAATGGTGTGAATGAGGGAGCGAAGGTCAATGCAGCGAAGTATGTTGTTGAGAAGTTCCGCAAGGCATTTCCGAAGAATAGTGATACAGAGATCGACCATTCAGACATGGCTCAGATTTTGAAGTTGGTAGAGAGTAAGAAGAAGTAATGATTCATGTTCCTTATACGGTTCCGATTCAGAATCGTAAGCAGATGAAAGAGATTTTATCGGACCCAGTAAAGTTCTTCCGTCTTCTTCAGGTACAGGATAAGTATTCGGGAGCGTATAAGAATTTTGATCTGTATCCTGAGCAGGAGCAGTTGCTTCGAGTATTGCAGCAGAAGAAGAAGATTATTGTAATCAAGCCTCGTCAGATAGGAGTTTCCACATTATTGCGTGCTTTTGCCTTTTGGCAGACGTATGTATCGGTCAACCCGATAAAGTATGGGGTATTGAGTTTCCATGACAGAAGTGCCAAGCACCTTCGGAAGATGGATAATAACTTTTTGCATGGTTTGCCGAAGATGTTGCGGAGAGCGTGTAGCATAGACAATACAACGGATTTGATTTATGACGATACTCAGGCTGGCTTGAGTAGCTATACAGCGCGTTCGACAGGTGGTACGCGTAGTTTTACTTTGAATAGTGCTCATCTTAGCGAGTTCGCTTTTTATCCTGACCAAGAAGAAGTGCTTGCCCAGGTTATGGCAACGATTGGAACGGGACAGATTGTTATCGAGTCAACACCTAATACAGTGGGTGACAAGTTTCATCAGTTGTGTAGTGAGGCTCCAGACAATGGGTGGACATTGGTAACATTTTGGTGGTGGCAGCATGAGCATTATCGGACTCCAGTTGGAGAGGATTTCACGATACGTGAAGAAGAGGAGCGTTTGGTTGAGGCGTACAACCTTGAACCAGAACAGCTGCAGTGGAGGAGAGAACAGATCGCGACAGTGGGCATTGATAAGTTCCGTCGTGAGTATCCCGCATCGATTGAAGATGCTTTTGCATTTGGTTCTGCTGCATATTTTGACCCATTTGCATTAGACCTGATCGAGCCAATTCACTTCGATGGAAATGATCGAGAGTATGAGAAGGTGTATGATGACGACGTATATGCAATGGGAGTGGATACTTCTGGTGGGGTGGGTGGTGATTATAGCACTATTGCTGTGGTGTCTCTTGCCTCCAGAGAAGTAGCATATCAGTATCGTTGTAATACTGTGTCTCCAGTTGAGTTTGCACAGAAGATTCTTATGGTTGCTCAGAAGTTTAATGAAGCAATGGTGTTGTGTGAGAGCAATAACCATGGACATGTGGTGTTACAAAAATTGCGCGATTGGGGCTACGCGAACCTTTGGTATGATGAGAAGGGAAAAGATTGGGTTACGTCATCAAAGTCCAAGATAGAGGCGTATGAGATACTGAGGGAGTATGTTAATCAGAATATGCTTTCACGCCTTTGTATTACTACCTTGATGGAACTGAGAAGCATGACGATCTTCAAGGTTACTCCAGAGGCTCCGAAGGGGTTGCATGATGACTTGGCAGACTCTCTGGCCTTGGCATATCGATGCAGTGTGGATATACCAAGTTATGTTATTCGCAATGCACAACAGGGATTGATGGATAGATTAATCAGCAAACGTCGTGCAAAACGGATACGATCTATGAGACTACCATATAAGAGTGCAGAATGAAAGCAAAAGTAGCAGAAGCATTATTTCGTCGTCATGAAGTATATTGGGATAAGCAGAAGAAAGAACTTCGCAAATTACGATCTGCCTACATGACACGATATTGGGATCAAGACTACGCTCCCGATCAGGTGTTGATAGAAACCACAAGGGCGTATGAATACATTGAGGGATACATTGCCTCGTTGTATGCGCGTAATCCTTCGGTGGTTGTGAAAGGAGATGTGCGTGGACGTGGCGACCCGAATAAAGCCCAAGCCATGGCCAACTCCTTCCTTGACAATATACGTACACAGATCGAAGATGTATCTCGATTGGCATTGATATATCCCTGTGCATTTATCAAGTTGTATGCCACACAACACCCAGACCCTTTCAAGAGGGTAGGTGTGAGTGCAGTACCTTGTTGGGATGTGATTGTAGATACCGATGCTCCATCATGGGAGCAACAGAAATTTGTAGGCCATCGATACCACATTACTGTTGAAGAAGCGAAAGAGAAGTATGGGAACAAACAGTATACGACGCATCAACTCATACGATTCCTCGATAGTGAGACAGAAGAAGATGGTCTACATTCTTATCATGGCATGAATCTCAGCCAAGTGAATAAATCAGGCGAAGAAGCGGATACTCCCTTTGAATATATACAGGTCATCGAGTTTTATGACTTGAAAGATAACAAGATGTATGTCTGGAGTCCTGACTTCCGTAATGGCCAGAAGTGGTTGTATGATGGTATAGAGATAGAAGTTGATGATGAAAAGACAGAGCGTTTTGATCAGATACCGTTCACTGATGCAGCAGATAACCCTTTGGCTCCCATAGTCCCATTATTCTTTTCTCGTCAGCCAGAAGTTCCCATGCGAGGGTATAGTGCATTGAGACGGGTATACTCTCAGGTTGAAGAGACAAACATCATACGTACCTATCAGTCCACTATGGTGAGACGAGCAGCCAGACAATGGATTGTAAAGAAGGGAGTATTCTCAGAAGAGGATATGGCCAAACTCGCAATGGGAGCAGATGGGGAATATATCGAAGCAGAGTTATCTCCAAGCCAAGCGATAGCAGGGAGTATTCAAGCGGTTCCTCATGAGCCTGTTCCTGCGGAGCTTCAGACTTATATCCGCCAAGTAAACGATGATTTTCAACGTGGTTCTGTCATGGCTCCTTTCACAAGGGGTGAAGCAACACGCGCAACAGCAACAGAGATTACAGCATTGGCAAGTTATTCTTCTTCTGAGATTGGACGTTTGGCAAGAGAGCGAGATGCCATGATAGAGAAAGCAGCTGCGGTTTATATTTCGATGATGAAGATTTTCCTCGATGATGCAGCAGATGTAGTGGTGCTCAATAACAAAACAGAAGTGATTCGAACGGAAGATATCGATGGAGATTTCTCATATTTTGCGCTTGATGCTGGAGCAACCCCAGTATCGGAAGCGGTAAAGAAACAAGATTTTATGAGTTCGATTAAGATTCTTATCGATTTGGGAGTCCCACAGCAGAAAGTATTACAAGAACTGGTACGCAAATTGGATTTACCAGAAGATTTTCTTGATGCCCAGATCCAGGGTATGCAGCAAATGGCGCAACCTCAAGGTCAACCTTCCCCCACAGCAACGATTGAACAAGGTGTCCAAGGTTCACCTCAACAAGTTGCACAACTTTTATAGGAGTAAATATGTCTATCCCACAAGATTTATTAGTTCAAGCCGGTGATATTGGAGCCGGAATGGATCAAGTTGAAGCCCAAGGTATGCAAGTTGCAATGCCTCAAGGAATGTATAGTGCTACTGCGCTCAATGCTTTGGTAGATTCTGTCAATGAGATTATGGTTATGTTGGGAGAGCAACAGCCCTATCCAACCTTTACCGAAGACCAGACAAGCCTTCCTCCTGATTTTGTGAATATGATAATGGCGATTATGAGCATTGCGCAAGATGCCCAGATGCCTATAGAGATGGCTTTGGAAGAGGTTGTTTCGGATACAGAGATTGCTCGATTGGTAGCACTTTTGAATCGTTTGGCGAATGATGCAGCGTTCCAGGAGTATCTTGCCGGAGCCGCAGAACCTGCAATGATGGAAGAAGAAACTGTAGTTGAAGAGACTCCAGAAGGTGAAGTTGCAGTATCAGACGAAGAACTTTTTGCTAGCAGAATGAGGTAAACATGGCAGAAGAAACAAGCGAGACAACAGCAAAGTTGTCAACAGAAACTCCCACTGAGACGGTTGTGGAGGACACTGAATCATCAGTCTCCAGAGAAGAACGTCCATCGATAGATAGATACAAAGATGATTACGATAAGCGTATTGATGCTCTGTTATCGGAATATGAAGCAGAGAAGAAGGGCGAAGATCCTCCAGAGAAAGAAGGACTAAGAGAGGGTGAATCTTGGGATTCATTATTTTCTCAAGCCGATGAAAATAGTCAGCGAGCAATGCAGCAGCTCCGTGCAGACTACACACGAAAGACGCAAGAACTGGCAAAGCAACGTCAGGAGATGGAAGAACAGAGAATCCAACTCCAGACAATGAAGACTTCTTTGGAAGATAATGCTGCATACAAGGCGATACAAGATGCAGCGTCACAAGATGCAGGTGAGTTCGACCCATATGATACAGAATCATTCCAAAGATATGTGAATAAGATGGTAGCCGAGAAGCTTCAAGCAGTTCTCAAGCCTATGGCCGAACAACAGATGCAGCACTCAGCCCGTGCAAAGATACAAAGTTTTATGACTCAGCACCCAGAACTCAAGACAGATACAGATTTGCGTGGGGAAGTTCGCTCGATGTTGCAGGATAACGAACGTCTGTCACTTCAAGATGCATACTGGATTGTGAAAGGTCGTCGTAGTCATGCAGTATCAGAGAGACAACAGATGCAAGAAGTAGCGTTTCAGAGGGCAGCAAAGGCATCTGGATTAAAAGTTGGTATAGGACAGAACAAAGGAATGACTGTCCCCAAGGGTGCAAAAAAGATGAGGGCACATGATTTATACCAACATCTCTTGAAACAGCAGAAATAATGTTATACATTAAAGTAGTATCGCACAGTGTATTCCCCAGTTGGACACGTCTACACTATCTCCCTCACGAGGATACGAGAGCGAGTAACCCCTAACGTAGGAAGGTAAAATGCCTATACAACCTGATATTCTTGCATCGACCCTGCGTATCTTAAAAGATCGTGAGGTTGATAATACATTCAAGAACATTCCCATTCTTGATGCAATCCGTTCCCATGGTGCAGTCATCGAATCCGATGGTGGATCAAAAGTAAACTGCCCTGCAATCATGACTGAGCACAGCATGATTACCCAACTTTCATCTGGATATGAATCTGTAAATCTAGCAGTAAAAGATCCTCTTCGTCAGACCGAATACAACTGGTGTGATTTTGTTGCTCCTGTAGTTATTACAGAGAAAGAGCAACTTTCCAATAAAGGCGACCGTGCAGTTATCAACATTGCAGAAGCTCGTCTCAAGTCCGTAATGGGTATGCTCCAACGTGAGTTTTGTAAGCAGATCGTAGAGGGTTCTTCTACAGTGCTCACAGAACTTGAAACACTCTCTCCCAAGGTGAGTGGTGGTTGGTTTGCTATGCAGCCATTTGGTTCTCAAACAACAGGAAGTGTTGGTGAATTGGCTCGCGCTACTTATACCACAACATTCCAAAATCAATTTGTAGATTGTCCCTCAGCGTTCTCAGGTGTAACTGATCAGGCTACACGTCTTTTCCGAGCAATGAGCAAATTATATATTGATACTCAAGTGTATGCTCCAGAAGGTGAAGTTGACATCATTCTTATGTCTCCTCGTTGTTATGAGCTTTACAAGAATAGTTTGTTTGCTCAAGAGCGTTATACCAGTATACAAGAGCAGCGAGACATGGCCGGAAAGTTAGGTCTTATGTTCAACGGTGCGAAGGTTTTTGTAGAGCCTAATCTTGGATACAGTATTGATGCGACTGTATATGCTACAGGTGCAGCAACAAATCAAAGTGGAACACCAATTGTCTTTGGTGGTGCTGCAACTCAATACCAAACTGATGGTGCAAACAACGGTACAGTAGATGCTCTCTTCCTCAACTCAAAGTTGTTGTCTCTTTACTTCGATAAAGATGCGTACTTTGAAATGAGCGAGTTCGAGCGTATCTCTGGATATGCTGCTATGGCTGCAAATATCATGACACGTACACAGTTGGCTACAGCCAATTTGTCTGGACATGGTATCCTCATCAATGCATTTGCAACAATTAACTAGGAGTAAATCATGGCTACTCAAAATCTATTACAACGTCTCGATGCAGCTGCAGATACCACAGGTTCTTCTGACAATGCTTCTGATAGACGTATTGAAGAAGTCTTTATTGCAGCGGCTGACATTACTGCCGGACAAGCAGTGTCTCTTGACTATACCCAAGGAACAGACAGCGATATAGCACTCAAAGTAAAACCTTGTGATGCAGGTGCTGCAAAGCTCTACTTCTGTGTAGGAGTTGCGCTTGAAGATGCTGTATCAGGTGCTGCGGTTCGCGTATGCATCAGAGGTATTTGTGATGCGAATGTTGCTGGGGCAACTGTTGCAGGAGATCTCCTTCAAGCATCAGCGGCTACCCCTGGTGAGCTTGCTATTCGTCAAGTTTCCGTTGATGAAGGTGGTGCTGCGACATTTACATTGCTTCCTATTGTTGCAGTTGCGACAGAGGCTGATACAGCAGGAATCGCTACTGTATATGTGCTTCCTAACTTTTAGTCTTATCGGATAGTATTGGGGTAGGTACATAAACGACCTACCCCTTTTTATAGGGGATAGCATGAATCTACGAGAGATACGCGAGTATATTGCCAATGTGATTGATTACGACCCACAGTCTAATTCCGATTACACTGCTCAGATAGATACGATTATTAATTATCATTATCGTATGTTATTCTCTGCAAAAGAATTCACGTTTGCTCAGCGTGAGAAAAAAATAGAAGTGTACACAGATGTAACTGTTTCGGCTACTGCTACATATAATGCGGTCACAAACATCACAACTATCTATGCAATAATGGGACTACCCAAGTGGGCAGAGGGAAACATTGTAGAGATCGATGGTATAGAGCATGATGTTTTATACAATGAACCTGGGAACTTGAACGAATGTTATATTCTTGGAAACAAGGGTTATGGTGGTTCCAAGGATATAAAGTTTAAGAATCGCTTTATACGTCTTCCTGTTGACTGTGTTTCTTTGCTTCAGGTTGGCAGACGTTCGATGACTGTTGCTCCTTCTGCTGTAGGCCGATATGTACCATTGACTCGATTTGAAGATGAGTATTACAACCTTCCTCTCGATGAAGTGAACATACCCAACTACTGGGTAATACAAGACGACTTTATGTTGACTGCTCCAACAACTCCTCCTATCGTAGCTGCTCTTGCTGCTCCGGCAGGAAAGGGTGTGCGTACTGTTCGTTGTGCTCAGAGTTATTTGAAGTGGGAAAAGAATGGAGTAGATGGAGAAGTCGAGTCAGGTTTATCTCCATTCACAGATCCTATTCAGCTATCAGATACTCAAATACTCAACATTACATATCCTGCGTTACCGGAAGCGACTCCCTATGCACGAAGGATATACATTGTTGATGACAATAGTCCCCAGTTCTTTAAGGGTGTGTATCGAATAGATTATGCATTTCCCAAAACAGCAACATCTCAATCCGCAACATTCACAGAAGATCAGTTTTCTAATGGTACGTTTGTATTAGATAAGAATCGTTTTGAGTATCCAGAGGGATATCGGCAGCAGCTCCGATTGTATCCTCGACAGAGTGAAGACTTCGAACTTTCGGTCCGATATATATATAAACCTCCTGCCTTGCAAGAGGATACAGATACACCAGAACTTCCTCCTTCTCATCATTTGGTACTTGCCTATGCATGTTTGATGGATATATTGAACAAGCATGATAACTTTGCATTGGGGCGAATATACAAGAAGAAGTATGAAGAAGAAGTGATCAAGATGGATCAAAGATTCTTGACCCAAAAGCCTAGAAGATTCGTAAAGGGATTCATGAAAGAGAGTGGTGTGGATACTGTTCCCATGTTTACGCCACTTAAGCGTGTGCCATGAAAGATACGAATGTCAAGATTGATTCAATAGGAGGAATCTTTGAGAACTATCCTCCTCCTCAGTCATCGGTTTTGGAACTTATCAATTGGCAGGTGGACCAGTATACTGGTGGTTGGAATAATAAGTTGGGATATGAGAAGTATTATCGGTCTGGTTCTGATTGGAGTCCTTTTGTAACACAACTTGTTGATTCTCTCTTTTATGTACAACGCCACCAGGGAGCACAAGATTGTATTCTTTTCGAACAGGCAGGTACATTATATCAACTCAATGATTTTGATGGGATTCCCAAAAAGAATGTTCTGTCTGTCAATAGAACAATACCTTCTAGCTCAGAAGTTGGTACCCAGTATTGTCAGTTTGGGCGTTTCGTCTTGTATACCAATGGATATGATAGACCATCGAAGACACATCTCTGGCCATGTACTGGGTATTCTATTGCAAACTATTTGATAGAGTATCCGTTGGGTTTTGATTCTCTTCCTGGTTCTCCCGTAGTATGGCAGGTTGAGACAGATTTTACTCAGTCCAGTGCAGCAGGAGACAAGGCATCGATATTTTTTCACCTTGCAGGAACTGCTCTTGAAGATTTCAAAGATAAAGGTATGGGGATTCCCACAGCAACAAAGGAGAATAAGTATCGCTATAAAGTTTCTTTTGTAAATACAGCAGGTGCAGAGAGTCCTCTTTCAGAAGTCAGTAACACAGTAGAGTGGACAACCCCCACTCCTGCTATGCGTTATGGTTTGGTGGTAGAGATACCATTGGGGAATAATGATGTCATTGCTCGCAGGATATATCGAACCAAAAACTTTTCAGATGATTCCTCTTTTGATGGAGAGACATTCTTTTTTGTTGCAGAGATTCCCAACAACAAAGATGATTTTTTTATCGATGACCATCCCGATTATGGTCTAGGTTCTCAAGCTCCTTCTCTTTTAGATTCGATTCCTTTTCCTGCAATGAAGTGTCGATTCATGGGCGTATACAAGGATTGTTTATTTCTTGATGGTGGTAGAGATAATGATTTGGTTCTGTACTTTTCCAATCCTGCCAAGCCTGATCAATATGGTGCATTGAATTTCATAATGCTAGGTCATAGACAAGGTGGTGGAATCACAGGTCTGTATAGCTACTTTAATCATCTACTTGTGTTTCGAGAATATAGTATTGATGCAATACGTGGGGACTATCCTCTCTTTATTTGTGCTCCTATCTCAACCCATGTAGGAACCAGAGCAACCAACACTATTGTGTTCATTCCTGAGTTTGGTGTTGTGTTCTTATCTTATGATGGTATCTATGGTGTATATTCGAATCTTGAGTATTCAGACAGTCCCAAGGTACAGTTGCTTACTCCTCATTTGAGAGATACTTTTGCACGGATAAATAAAGATGCGTTATGTCAGGCAACAGCAGTATATTCGAGAAAGCGTAGAGAATACATTGTGCATTTTGCTGTTGATGGGAGTCCCTATAATAACCTTGGTTTGGTATATCACATTGACAAAAAGGTGTGGTCTATGCGTGAGAACTTTCCTGTAGGGAATCTTATTACAACTTCCCAAGGTGAAGTGTTGTTTGGCATGAATCAAACAGCAGCGACATCGAATAATGAACATGGCATTATGGTAATCTCCTCGAGGAGATCAGCTGGTCAAGTGAAAAGTGGAGAGGCTATTTTGGATCAGCCCCCAATGAATAGTGTGATTCGTTCTGCTTGGTTGGATATGGGAGATCCTGGATTAAAGAAGAAGATACACAGTGTGTATTTGTTTATTGGTACAGGAGGAGATCAGGACATCCCTATGGATTACTATATGGATTTCGCCTACAACTCTCCGAATACAACTCTAGCATTACGACAGCAGCGTCCAGATTTTGCCGATCAAAATGTGTATGACAAGGTTCAACTAGACAGTGATAAATACTGGGAAGAATCTCTTGTAACTACTGTGCGATATGATGTACATTCCAAGGCGTGTTCCCATTTTCAATGGCGTATAGAAGCCAATGCAGATCTCCACATTATTGGATATGCTGTAGATTTCACAGCAGCAGGTATGCGTGTCATCAAGGGTAAACGATTATGAACAAGAAGTGGACAGAGGCGTATCCAAGAGACAATGCCATAATAGACTATAAGGAATTCAACAAAGGATACAATGCCTATAAGGGTTCCTTCAATGGTGGTATTGATAGAACTATGACACCTTCTGCTGCACTTGATGAAGATGTTTTACTTCCTCGCGCTTTCCATCAGGTTCTATTGTATCGTCGTGGTGATGTAACAGAGCTTGCAGATTCAACAACAGCAGCAGATGATTTTCGAGGCCCGACATCTAATACGTATGGTGGTGGTTGGATTACTGTAGATCAGTTTGATTTGGCCAATATGAAAGATGGTATGCTCCATTGGGAGTTTTCATCTCACATATACAATAATGTGTATGAATCAAAAACAAATCCTAAGAGTACAACAATCCGGTTGTTGTTCGATGGTGTTGAAGTAGCAGTGGCCTACAAGGTTTCCTTGCCTACTGTGACGTTCCGTATGGTGTGTGATATACCTATCACAGCATCTCCCAATACAGTAACAGTACAGGCTAGGTCTGTGGCTTTTAATACAGGTGATGGAACTCGTTGTTTATTCCAGTTGTTGTCAATGCAGCATCTATTCATTGGGAGATGGAGATGAGCAAAATCACAAATACCAATCCTCCTCAAAGGGGACAGAAGCTCACAACTACAGACATGAATCAAGTGTTCACAGAGGCGAATGGTGCCTTTCCTCTTGATGGGGATAATGTTCGCAATGAGGGTTTAGATCAGCCAGTATTCTCTTTGAACTCAGGCCATGGAAAGAGCGGTATTATTTTGGTTGGTGCAGGTTCGAATCAGGCAACAACTCCAGTTACAGTCAATGCCAATACAGCAGCGTCTCCTGCTTTTGATCCTGCTGTAACAATCCAGACTTGGGCTGTTGTGCAGCCTGTAACAACGGACGATATGATACGTGTCTATTGGCAGTTTGATTATCAGAACACAGCGAATAGTGTTGCGCCAGTAAATATAGATACAAACAATGGTTGTGTCTGGGCTGTTTGGTTAGAGTATCAACTTTCATCAGGTGGGGCGTGGACTGCTGTAGAGAATCAATATGATTTTGATGCTCCTATAGATGGAACAATTGGATCTCCTACAGCATATGGAGCACCAACAAAATTTTGTTATGGGTGTACAATCTATTCCCATGCATTGGTATATAATAATGGTGGTGTTCTTCGTGTAGATTCGATTCCTCATCGTACAGAATATGGTCAATGGTGGTTGGCTCCTTCGTCAAACATTACAATATATGGGCTTCGTTTACAGTGTAGGGGTCTATTGGATCAGCGATATATTACGGCTCCAGATTTTACTCAGGGCAATGCATGGCATCTCAAGACAGTATCATCGGGTGTACAACAGACAACAATCAATAAGAGCTATGTGAGTTACATGGTAATGAGGGAGCAATGAGTATTTCTTTTCCCAAGACTTGGGTAGCCAATGAAACTGTTCGTGCTCAAGATGTACGTAATAATCTCGATGCGATGTTGGATAAACAGCAAAATCTTTCTGCAGCGGATATGCAGTTGGCAGCAGGTTGGGTGGATACAAAACACATAATGCAGGGTAGATACGATTCAACTCGTAATGTTGCAGTGAATGTATCAGGAGTGTTTGGTGGGCAGAATAATGGAGGCATCAATAAGAATCTTTCTTATGCGTCTCGTTGGATTACGAATCGAGCAGGTTCTTCATCTTCTACTCCACCTAGAGCCTTTATTCATTTCACCAATATTACATTTGACATTTTGCGTCCGGCAACATTATTTTTTCAGTGGGCTATGGTACATCAAAGCAACACAGATGTTGATGGGACAGTAGGCAATACTATTATTCGAGCAAGTTTGAACTCTCCCTTTATTACAGGCACATCTGTTCCTCATATGGTAGGAGAAGGTGGGAATGTTCTGGATGTTCTTATTGATGGAACTCATACAACAAATGGTATGATTCTTCAAGATATACCATCCCAAGTTCTTGGTTATAGTATAGGCTTAACAGCAGAGTCAACAGCAGGGAAGTGTCAGAATGTATCTTGGGCTATATCTTTGGAATGTTTTTATATGTAGGAGAAACCGATGACAGGTTTAGAACTAGCGTTACTTGGTGGAACTATAGGGAAGTTGGTAGGAGCAGGAACCAAATCACTTTCCGCTCTAGGTTCTGCCAATGATATGAGATTAACTCCAGAGCAAAAGAGGCGTTTGGCTGATCTTGAGCGTATGGCGGCAGAAGATGAGTTTGGTATGACAGCAGGAGAGAGAGATGCTTTCCGAACGCAATCCCTAACTCCTGTACAGGCAGCGGAAAAGGAAGCGATGGCCAGATTTGGGGCTTCTCAGAACATTGGAGACATTGGTCAAGGTGCAGCCTTTCGTCAACAACAAGCCCTCAAGCAGACAAGCGAGGCAGCCAGAGCAGAGATAGCCAAGGCAGCAGCGATAAAAGATGCAGAGGTTGCTCGTCAACAACAGATGGAACATCAAAGATTGTTGCAGCAACAACAGCAAGTAAAAGCTCTTGAACGTCAAGCGGCATTAGAAGCCATTGGAGGAATAGGAGAGACTGTTGCAGCAGGTTTGGGTGTAATGGGAGAGAAGAAGATTGCTGATGAACTATACGGTAAACGTATAGAACAACTAAAGGGAGTTGGACAAGCGACATCTCAAGGAACTCAATCTTTATTAGGAATAACTTCAGGTAAATCTCCACAGACAGTAGAAGGTGGATCTCAAGGATATACCCCAGAGGATTTTCAAACTTCAGGTTTGTCTACTTTATTGGATCTCACTTCATCAGGTAAATCTCCACAAATGCTTGAAGTTGAAGGAGCATCTGCTTCAGGAACAGATGCTTTGGGTCAACCGGGGAATGTCGCAGGTGATATGATGATGGATAATCTCTGGAGATATTTTGTAAATATCGGAGGGTATTAACAATGAGTTTTGAAACAGCACGAAGAATCATACAGTTATATAGCCAGTCAAATACTCAGCGCATAAATGAGTCTTTGGAGATGGCGTATAAGGAAGCCCTAACTTTGTACCAGAATGAAGAGGCAGCGAGACAGGCTGCTATTTCTATATTGAAGGAAGAGGAAAAAACCTTCCGAGACATGGTGAAGGGTTACAATCAAATCCGCAAAGAGCAGATGCGCGGCAATAGGTCTATCGCAAAACAACTTGCTATGGCTCAACGTCGTCAGAGAAAAGAGAACCATCGAGCAAAAGAGAGAAATCGACAGAATAGGTGGGCTGATGCTAGAGATCGGGCGCGTATGGGTATGCAAGCTCGTTCGGCAAGAGCATTAGAAAAGGTTGCAGAGGCAGCAGTAAATCAGTATTCTCAAAAAGACAAAGCAGAGGCATTACAATATGCTGAGAAGATGGTACAGGGCACATCATTATGGAATGATAAGCTACAAAAAGCTTCTGCTGATTTAGTAGAACAATGGAATAAAAACCCTACTGCTGAGATGTTTATTCAAAAGATACAGCAGTCAGGTTTAGCCGAGGGATTAAATCAAGCTGTTATAGAAAGTTCTAAACAACAAGCATCGTATCCTTTATCCGTAATGGAAGATGGTAGCGGAAATCAAAAAGATACAAAAGAGAAGATAAAAAAACTAAGAGTAAAAGATTTGGGTAACAGTTTTATTGAGTCAATAAAAGCTCAAAATAATGATCCTAGATTAGTAAAACTTCTTAAAGAGTATATGTATGATGATATGGGTAGTTCTGATCTTCAGAAGAAATCAGGAAAGCTATCAGCATATAAAGATATAGATGATTCAGAAATAGATGAAATGTTTCGGAAGGAGTATTTGGCATACCTTGATGAAGATACACCAAGGAAAAAGATTATAGCCCGAACAAGTATTGGATTACCTGCTCGTCCAAAAGTAGAGGCATTTCAAGAAGAACTCCCTGAGATGCGTGATACAACAGCAGATAAAGACTTGGCACGTGCAGCACAACCCGTTTTCAAGCAGTTGAGTGCGAAGGACGATACTCCTTTTGAACTGACACAAGAAGAGGTTGATGCAATTTCTCCCAAAGCTATAGCTGCATATGAGGAACTGAAGCGTGTAGCAGTAGAGAATCCTTTGGCTGTGACTCTTGAGGAGAGAACTTTATTAGATGACCTGGCATTGCAACGTCAGTTACAGATTCTTAGACGTAAAGAACAGATAGGCAGAATGAATCCTCAAATGAAAAGTCCTGAGACAATACGATATAGGGCAGCAGAATTAGCAGAGCCTCAGCAAAAATCAGTTGCTGCTTCATTACCTGCATCGACTCAGAAGTATCTTGCGACAGAGAGACAAGCCTTTGATCTCAGTGATCGAGATGATAACCATGTTAGTAATATGGGTGCTCCAGAAGCAACAGGTGTTTCTTTATACAAAGAACTTTTTGATCCATCGATTCGAGGTTTTAGAGATGGAAAAACATATGATTCCGTTATTCAACGGATTGGAGAAAACTTTAAATCTCCAGAAGAACAGCTCAGAGCATTGACTGCTTTCAACTCAAGAGCAATGGCGTTTCAACGCACATTAAATCCGATTATACTTCCTGATGGAGAACGCAATTCACAGTATGTTGATGCAATAAATAATGCCTATCCCAAGAAGAAGTAATGTCAGCAGCAGATATACAAAAACAAATCGATGAACTAAATGAGAGATTTATTACTCAGAATGGAGATTGGCAGGAGTATCAAAGGGAGCTTGAGCCTTTACTACGTGCATTGAGGGTACATCAACAGGCAGAAACTCAGGTTGAGGAGCCTACTCCTGCAATAGAGTTGTTGTCTGATATCGATGATGAGAGCACAGGACATGCATTTTTCCACAAAGAAAAAACAAAGCAGATGCGAGAGTTGTCTGATACGAATGAGTTTAAGAATAATGCTCAAGGGTTAGAAGAAGAGGCTACCAAACGAGCAATAGCAGAGTATGAAAAAAAGATACTTCCTAAGTTGTTTACGACTGGGGAATACAAAGATTCTCTTCCTGCATGGACAGGGTTATCGCGTCTTATTGATCCAGTAAAAGGATTGGTTATTAATCCTGAAGGAGCGATAGAAAAGACAAAAGATATACTTCCGTTCTTTCAGCGACAGGTAGTGTATTCTCCTGCATCTTTTGAAGAGTCTGGTCCACAAGCGAGAAAGAAAAGGAGAGCCACCAGGGAAGTAGAGAGAACAAAGAAAGAACTACAAGAGTTGGTGCCAGAAGGAGCCGGTACAAGTTCTGTTGTGCCTGATCTTGAGAAGATAAAGGAGATTGCAGAAAGGCGTAAGAAAGCAAAGAAGGAAAAGGAAGAAGCAGAGGAAGCATTTAAGGCTGATCCTCAATATAAGAAAGTTCGTATGGCAGGTGGACAGGTTGAGACTGTTCCTGCTTGGGGTATGAGGGTTGGTCTTAATACTGGGTCTGCTTATTTGGCGACTCGTGTTGCAGCAGTACAAGATTTTCTTTTTTCAGACAAGCCCAAAACAAGAAAAGAAACATATAAGAAGACAGAGTTTGAGCGGCCTTTTCTGGGGCATGACATTGGACAGTTCTTAACGAATACAGCCCTGAATCAAGGTATGTATACTCAGTTTCAAGCTCAGATGTTACCTCCAGAATATGCAGAGGAAAGTATTCTGCATGAGGGTTCTTTGGTCACAACATTGTTAGGTCTGGCTGCAGAGATAGCGGCTCCTCTAACTCCTTTTGGGATAGTGAGTGATGTCTATAAAGTTGGAAAAGGGGCGTACAACCTTGGTGCAGCGATTCCTAAGAGTCCTTTGAAGAGACTGGGGAAGTTTGATTTATTGTCTCCTGTAAAAACGAAGGTGTTGAGGAATGAGGTTGACAATGCTTTACGTGCTGTTGGAGGAGAGCCAATAAAGAAAGCATATACACGTCAGAGTATGCGCTCAAAGGCTTCTCAGTCTATTGGAGAAACCTATGCGGTACATCGAGCCTTAAAAGAAGCTGTAGCGAAATCTGATGGACTAGAGGAGATAAGACTGGCCGATGTTGCTCCTGAGTCTCCTGTTGCTAATGCGATCTTTGATGGTAGCCCTTCTTTACCCAAAGCCGAATTAAGAGCAAAGGTAGAGAGGTTAGGAAGAACCTTAGAAGAGGTTGCTCCGTTGGGCACCAAGGAACTTCCCTTATTACGCAGGGCTTTATCCACATCGGAAGATGTTGTGCGTGGATTAAAGGGAGAGAAGATACGTGGTGATGCAGACATCATACGTAGAAACATACAGGCTGCAAGGATTGAAACAGCAGGAACTTTGACTGATAAAGCCAAGGACTTGATTGATAAATCAGCAACAACTCCTTTGAAAAGCGATGAACTGATTGCTCTTGGCAAAGAACTTCCTACTAAGTTTGAGGCTCCATTTACTCCAAGAGATGTTTATCTTGCTACACGTTCTTCTGTTGCGGATGTGATGAGAGATAACTTTCTTCGCAATATACCAGAAGATTTTATCCTGGTATCGAATGATGTATCCATTCCGGCAAAGTTCTTTGAGAGACGTTGGTTCCGTAATGATCCAAATCTTGTACGGTTCCGCGAGGAGCTTCCGAAGTTTTTAGAGTTTGAATCAAAGGCAGGTCAAAAGACATTTGATAAAGATTCTGTAGAGCGTATTCTTCAGTATCAAAATGTAAAGGGTTTTGAACTTCCTCCAAGTGTTGTGCTCAAGATGAAAGAAGGGAAGCCTCTTTCTGATATTGAATTTTCTGTAGTGGAAAATAAAATAACTGGAGAGTTGGCCATTGATCATCTTGAAGGTATTCGACTTCGCTCAGGAAAAGCTACAGCAGAGATGGCTCAGCTGGTGGGAGCACAGAGAACGAGTCTTATTCCTGCAACACGAGGTGCATCTTCGTCTGCTCTTATTGGTGCAAAGTTTTTGGCACGAACATTGATGAACCTGGGGAAAAGTAAATGGACTAAAAGGTTATGGTCTAATACTCCATCTGCATCTTTCAACCGTTTATCGAGAGCCTTTGAGGAGGCAGGTCAGTCTGCTTTTCGTATTACGCAAGAGAGATTGATAACGGCTACACAAGGTCTTAAAACTCATGAACAACGTATTGCAGCCATTGAAGGAGAGTTCGAAGTAACTTTCGAAATGGGCATGAAACAAAAAATGTTTGTCAGGGATAGCAAGGCAACCAGAGCAGGAGAGGCATTAGATATAGATGAAGCCTTGGCAGCAAAGGGAAGTACTCGACAGGCTGATCTACGTTCCCAAGAGATGCAGAAGAAACGTGCAGAACAAAGATATAGAGAGGCATTGGAAGCTGATAGAATAAAGGTAACAGAGAGCTTTGAAAAGAAGAGAGCAAAAGAATTAGAAACTCTTAATAAGAGATACAAAGCAAGAAAAGAAAGTCTTGATAAGTCTCTCCAGAAGGTAAGAGATGAGCAACGCGTAAAGCTACAGGAAAAGAAAAAGTCTCTTGAAAAAAAATTACAAGATCGTTTTGATGCAAAAGAATTGAAGGCATATTCTGTTCTCACTAAAGATATGGAGAAGCGAAAAGCAGCAATAAAAAAATCTTTCGAACTAGAAAAAAAACGTATTCAAGAATACCATTTGAAAGGTCTAAAGAAAATCTCTGCTGATATCAAACTCCTCGAGCAAAAGATTTCTCAAGGCAAATCAAAGGTGACTGATGTTGAGCCTGTTCGTGCAAAGAAGATACAAAAACTTCAAGTCATAGTAAAAAGGAGACAAGCAAAATCTCTTGCTGCATATAAGGATAAACTTAAAAACATATATGGGAATCGTACAAAGAATGAGATTGCTCTTGCTGAAGCTGTAGAAGAACACAAACGTATCTTGAGAGAAGAGATAAAAAAAGTGGAGTCATCTCCTAAGATTATTGCTCTTAAACAAAGGTATGAATCTTTAATATCACAGTACAATAAATCAAAACAAAAGGTAGATAAGGAGTATCAAGACGAACTTTTACGCTACTCAGATGAAGTAATACAATCTAAGATTGAAGAGAAGTTTGCCGAGAAAGCAGGAAAGAGAGCAGAGATAAGAGCTGATCGCTTATCCAGAATCGAAGAAAGGAAAGTTGTTAAGGCAGAACAGGCAGGAGAGAGAGCAGCAGAGAGAGCAGAGAAGATACAAAAGCAGAGAATAAAGGGGCAATTGCGCGAACGCTTTGGCTCTAAGGCAGTTGAAGAAGTTCTTGCGTCCAGAGGTTTTGATGAGAGTGCTGAAGTTATTCGTGCACAAATAGCTGACATTGAAGCAGAGATGCAGAACTATGTAGGCAATGTGTATCGTGCAGAGCAATGGAAAATTCTTATCAACAAATGGTATACATCGGTTCCAAGAGATTTGACTGAGGGAAAAACAGTAACAAGTACTGGATTAGATTGGGCTAAACAAGAAGAGTTTATTTATGAAGCAATAAGAAACTTTTCCAATCCTGGGACTTACTTGGATGGAAACATTCTCCCATTTACAATTGAAAACTATAAGATTATTATTGATCGATTCGAGGAAAGATATAATAGCTTGAAGGACTATGGCCTGAGTGGGTGGACAGGAAGAAAAGATTATATGCTTCCTTTCACTGAGTGGATGACAGACATACAACGTGTTGAGAATATGAATGATGCTATCTCTCGTTTTGTCAGAACTGAGCCTGAGATGTTGTTGGGATTGAATCAGGCTCAGAATAATATGATGGGTCTATATGATGACATGGCTGAGAAGTTAGGTGCGAATATATTGGACTTGGTGAATAGAGCAGGAGACATTGAACTTGATCCTAGCTTTGTTGTCTCATCTTGTACAGAGGTACTGTTCGATGGTATCATGAAAGATGTCTGGACATTATCAGGAAGGGAGAATCAATTAAACTTCCTGAATCTATACCTTCGTGAACTCACAAAGAAAGGTTCCCTTCCTACCAACATGGATGATTTCTTTGTACAGCTGTTCGATAAGAAGAAGCTCCCATCGAATACTTACGAGAAGATAGAACAAAGAGTGAATGAGATAATACAACAGACACAAAAATCTCTTGATACATATGGTGCCTTGGGTCCGAAACAAATAGAGGATATTGCAAAGATACAGCGGAAACTTCCTGAAGTTATTGAGACATTGCGAGGAGATTATCTTGTCTCTCTTATTGGTTCTCCTTCTACCAAGGGAGGACTATTCTCTACACAGATGCAGCAACTATCTACATACCTGAGTAAGTATGGTGTCAATGATGACATAGTCTCAAAGTCACTGCAAGAACTTGATCCCATTCTTGAATACATAGGAGATACAAACCTAGCAATCTTGTATGGAGACAAGACGAAGAACCTGGTTAAAGATTTCCAATCATATTTCAAGTCGAGCATGTTTGAAGATCGTCTTAAATCAGCAGCAGTAAAGGGTTCGAAGGGTCATCTTCAACAAAAAGCATTGCAATTTATTCTGGGATGTTTTTCAAATATACGGAAATTCCAAACCACCAATATGCTTACGGGAGGCACCACTCCTATTACTAGGTTCTTTGCCAACAATACTATTACTGCTCCCATTATTACTGCTGTCACATTGGGAGGTGGAGCGTCAATAAAAATTGCTAAAGGTATTGGGAAGCAGTTAGTTGGTGGACAACTCGAAGCACTTAGAAAATTGGTTGGTTCTAAATCTTCTAAGTTGGCTATGGAAAATAGCTATCTATATCTTCCAGAAGATAGGATTGTGGTTCGTGCATCGGAAGGAGCACGGAGAAATTATACAGCAGGAGAGTTGAGAAAGATTACAACTACATCTGGCCTAGAATACTCAAGAGCAGGTATAGAGTTTTACGATGATCAATATCAGCAGATGCTTATAGCATTGAAGATTAGGTCTGATAGTAGTGCAAGAATAACAGTCAAGAATAAAGATGTAGAGCTTTTATTAGATCAGGCATTGTTGAATAAAAATATCTTTGCTGATTATGCTCAAATACAAGATGCTTCGATTCGAAGAGGAGTCTTTGTTAATGCGCTGCGCTCAGGTGCTTCCGTGCGAGAGGCAGTTATTTTGGCCAAGAAATCTATGTTGGACTATGGTGCATTAAGTAAGCTCGAAAAAGTGTATTTTTCCAAGTACCTTTTATTTTATGCTTTTAATCGCTCGATGTTTTTCGAGACAATGAATTCTTTCTATCGGCAGTTAATGAAGGGGCGTTTTGAGGCTATGGCTCCCATGACTTTGAGAGCACAGAACTCTCAAGCTCAGGCAGTTAGTGAGGAGTATTACGAAACAACCGATAGACAACTCAAGGCAATCTATAATCTCTATGCAGGTAATGTAGATGGTGTGAATATATATGACATCGGTCCAGAAAATCCTATGTTTTCTTCTTTTGAGATGATGAGTTTAATGGGGTTGACTATATTTACTGGCTCGATGGAGGCATTAGATCCTCAACAACTTAGAGTAGAGGCAGGACTATGGAATTTTCTATCGGCAATTATTGATAAACGACTCCTGAATGCTTCATTGATTCGTAGTGCATTTGATTCTTTTGTTCTGACAAAGTATCCTGCGGAGTATATTACGGAAGATAAAAAGTATGTTCCAGATGAAATGGTGTATGCTGCTGAGACGAATGGTACACTAGACTCAATGATACAACGGTACGATCTTGTTATTGATTTTCGGGATAAAGCTGCTCGTCCCTTAACTTTGGGGCTGCAAGGAAAGGCAGGATTAAGATATAAATTCAAAGATGACAATGTTGGGTATGAAAGGTATGTGAAAGATCGTATGATAGGCCAGTGTACATGGCCATTATTTTCAGAATTTATTCCGATGTTTGGTCAACATACTCGTGCAATCAAAGATAAATATAAAGCAGAGATGTCGAGTAGAGGACATGAGGGTATAGATATATATGGTGAAACGGGAGATGTGGTAGAGAGAATCCCCACTACATCTAAATACTTAAAGGGTGCTACTTCTGATGCTGAGGCATTGTTCGATGGATATGTGCGAGGGTTGTTATATCGCACATCTATAAAAACACCTGCGAGGGCAAAAGATCCAGATCGTATAATAGAGAGAAACTTGATAAAAGCTCTGAAGGAGATAAGAAATCTTCAGAGACAAACTGAAGAAGAAGAAGATGGCGCACAATAAACTGGTAGAGCATTTCAATGATGCGGTAAATACAAACTGGTCTGGGTTCCTGATCGAACCTGCTGCTTTGAGGAAACAACAGCAACCATCTTTGTATGGAACTCTATCAGCATTGACCATCTTCTGTGATACCCGTGTCAATGCCAATGCATTAACGGTTCGTGTGACAGAGGATATAGAAGGAGATCGATGTATCATTGCAGATACACAAGTGGGGTTGGCTCTTGGGATTACAACAGTAACAAAGACATCGAGCATCATAAAGATAGAGATCGATGTTGCTGATACCTGGCCTTCGAAAGTGTGGATGAAGACAGATACAGGAACGGTCAATGTGAGAGAGATAAAGATAACGTGGAGGACTGTGTGATAGAGGGGAATCAAAGTGCATTTTCAGGCAGTGATGCCTTTGGGTCACAGCAGTTTGAAGATGATGTCAGTTCACAAATCGATGGTGTTTCACAAACATTCGTCACTACCTATGCGTTTGCTACGGATTCTCTCGTGGTATATTGGAATGGGGTGAGACAGAGAACGGGAATAGAAATAACTATTGTCAATGCTAGAACATTCCAGACACAGTTTACTGCTCCGTCAGGTACTGTTGTTGTTGCCGTATATACAAAACTATAGGAGTCTTTCATGACTATACAATTGGTTAGAGATCAGTTAGTCAACTCGATTATCAATGCATCTAAGCTTGAGGATAACGCAGTTGCATTTGCCAAAATTCTTTCATCTGATATTGAAACAAATCTTTCTGCTTCTGCGAGTGCAACCAAACTCGTAACAGCGGCTGCTGCAAAAGCATATGCCGATTCCGTAACACCTGATGGATTCCAAGGTGGTGATGGTATCGACATCAATACAGCAACTTCACCTGATACGATTGCTGTTGATCTTGCTACCAATCCTGGGCTTCAGTTCACCAGTAATAAACTTGATGTCAAGGTCAAGTCAGAGTCTGGTGGGTCTATTACAAAAGATGGTGATGGTCTTTACATTGCCAACTCTGCTATCGCAAATGGAAAACTTGCGAACAGTACCATCTCTGGTATTGCTCTTGGTGCAAACTTAAACTCCTTGGCTGCTGCGAATGGTCTATCCATGACTGCATACAATGGTAGTGCTGCTGTTGCTGACTTGACTATCGATCTTGATGGTTCTTCTCTCGCTGTTGGTGGGTCCGGACTCAAGGTCAATGATCTTGGAGTTGGGGAAGCTCAGTTGGCAGACAACTCTGTATCTCTTCAAAAACTAAAGATGCTTCCCAAGACTGATGACTTCAGTGCTAATGGAAGTACTTCTACCTTTACTCTTTCTTCTCGTATTACTGCATCTCAACTTGGAGATTTCGCAATGGCTGTACGCGTATACCGAAATGGTCAGCGTCTCAAGCAGGTTGCTTCTTCTCCTGCTGACTCTTCTCAGTACACTGTGACTGATAGTGGATCAGCCACAGTAATTACTTTGGGTGCCAATCCTGCAAATGGGGAAACACTCATTGTAGATTACTGGTATGATGCATAAGGATTCTCTCCACTGTACGTGATGTGTGTCCTCTCGCACATCACGTACTTTTTTTTACGGAGGATGATATGGACAAGAAGAAAATCTTTGAGATGATACTGGGCCAAGGTGGGGCGCTAGTCCTTGCCTGCATTGCTCTATGGTATATCTCTCAACTTTATGTAGATCAAATCACACTTATGATGAAGCGATGCGATGATGATCGTGCTATGTATCAGCAGCACATGACTATTTTATCGGATAAACTAGATGGTGTACATCACGACATTAAGGTGATTCGAAATGCACAACAACCTGAATAATTGTGGAGCAAAGATGAGCAAGAAAAAGAAACCGTCATCCAAGAAAGCATACTCTCAAATCAAACCGAAGAAAGGTGGTATGAGAAAACCTTCTGTGTCCTTCAAGGGCTACACATATAGGGACATATAATGGGAATCGATATAACTCCTGCTAGTTGGGGGAAAATCTTTGCGCTCATTGGCAAGCTTGTCAAGTATGCACAAGGGGGTTTCTCTAAGCAAGAAAAGAAAGAGCTTGTCTCTGATTTACTTGATCTTCTTGGTGTTCTGGCACAGGACATTGGAGAGGATTTACAACCATAATGCTCAAAGAATTTCTTCGACGACATCTGAGTCATGGAGAGGTCAAGAAGATTTCTCTGATCGCAGGACTACATCCCAACTCTGTATACTGTTGGGTGAAGGGTAGGAACCAACCCAATGTGATATCATTGATTTGGTTTCTTCGTGCACTTTCTCAGGAAAAGGGGTTGGTGTATGAGCAGCTGTGGTTAGAGTATCTATATTCTGTGGAGGGTACGAAGGATGCCTATAAAAAAAGTCAAGAGTGGATACAAAGTAAAGAACACCAAGACAAAGAAGAAGATGACAAAGGCGCAGGCTCGTAAACAGCAGGCTGCTATCTATGCACGGAAGAAGAAGAAATGAAATACTTAAACTTCGGTGCAGAGATGCCCAGTATCTTGAGGCGCGTATCTCTCATGGGCTATGCCATCTTCGATGGAGATCGTGATTACAACCTGAATCTTATTGGTGTGCGCT